AGTCTATGGCTTTAAGGGCTTCGGCTTCAGGAATCTTCACTTTGCCCCTCTGGGTCGTTGGTATGCACTTCTAACGAATGAAAATAAAACCCCGCCCCCTTTAGGAAGTATTCGAAACTCTGCACCAGATCGGCCAGAGATTCGGTTGTGGTCGAAGCGGCGTTTACGGTCTTGACCCCGTTGTGTTCCGTTTCTGCGAGGAAGGTGTAGGTGGTGTTCATCAGAAAACTTTGGCTTTGGCTTTCGCCGCCGCCATGGCCGTTTCGCCGAAGCTACTGCGGGTTTTCAAATCGTGCGTTTGGTTTGCCGTGATGATCATTTTTGATAAGTTTCGTGCGTTAGATCCCCTCCGGCACGGGCGGGGCGACAAACTGCACCGCATCGGCCTCGTCGTTTGTCGTGGCGGCGAGGATCAAAGCCTTGCACCGCAAATATTCATTTCGGCAGGCGGCAATGTAGTTCTTGATGGCCTCGCACCTAGCGGGTTCGTAGATGCCAAGGGCGGCGTTTTGCTGTGTAACCGAATCTAACCCAGCTTCATTTAGTTGTTTTGTTATGAAGTACCTTAAATAAGAAATCCTCTCATCCTTTGCTTGATCTAGTGTTCTATCGTCAATAACAACAGGATCAGCACCAGTTTTGCTATAAAAAATAGTTTTACTCATGCCACAATAAGCCCAATCATAAAAATTTTTGAAGTTGCGTTATTTCCAGCAGAAGCGTCTGTTGAAATTAAAATTCCATTATTTGATGGATTTGAAGAGCCAATTCCATTGATTATTAATGGCATTCCGCTATTTCCATCAGAAGTGTTCCCAGAGTTATTATAGCTTATGAAACCTACGCCTCCCCTGAATTGAGAAAAGTGTCCTGTTCTAATTCCAAATAAATTAGTATTTATTGCAGTTGCAAATTCAGATGTCGCAACAAATGTTGCAAGCGAGGTATTGTTTGAAATTCTTGAGCCACATATTCCAACCCAATATGTTCCAGCTTTAGCATTATAATTAGAATCAAAATTAGTAATAACATTTGATGTTGATGGAATTGATGCGACATCAGCTAATTTATTCTGTGGCAACATGGTTTCTGGATCAGAATCATAAAGAGCGGCTCCAACAAAATCTCTTGCCGTTATTGTTCCAGATGCGGAACCAGTTCCAGATGGAACACTAAAAGTAAATGTGTCGGCTGTCGGAACCGAAAGAATTACCTTTGTTCCGTTATAAACAGATGGGGATGCTCCAGAAATTAAAACTCTTGATCCAGACGCAAATCCGTGTGCTGTTGATGTGGCTGTGGCTGTTCCACCAGACTCGGTTATAGAGGTTAGTGTTTTCGATGTTGCCGTATTTGCCGTATATGCTATTGAAATTCCAGAAAATGTAAGGTCTCTGTTTATATTGTATCTATAAAAAAATATGGCTCTATCGCCGAAGTTAAATACATTTGTTGAGTCAAATCTTGATGCCGATACTGGAAGAATTGCGGTTGATCCAGAGCCACTGTAATAGCCCGAATTAGCAAATGCGTTTTTAGCATTTTTTGATGAATATGGGCCAGCTTGTTCCACGCTCGCCCCGCCGCCGAAGAAGGGCATGGCTAGCGGCCCTCCGGGCCGCGAAGAGAAGATAGGAGATAGGAGATAGAAGATAGGGATGCTGGCAGTGCCCCTATCTCCCATCTGCTATCTGCTATCTGCTTTTGCATCTTCATGCGCTCAGGATAAAATACTTCTTGTCCGCACCGGAGCAGATCACATTGACGGCATCGGTAGGGACGTAGCCCGATTCAAACACGATCCCGCCGCCGTTCTTGGTGATGAGCATATTGTCGGTGGTGGCTGTCGCCCCGAAATTAAAATACATATCGGTGTCTGAAATGTTCTGGATGAGCAGGTATCGGCGGCTGGAATTGGAGGCGAGGGCCTGTTTGCTGGTGTTGGCGGTGGCGGTGTCTCCCGTGGTGCGGGTGACTGCCCCGTTCTTGGGCTCCACCCGCAGGGCCGTGGTGTTGGCCCCCGTGTTGGCCAAAGTGACCTGAAGGGGATTGCCCGACCCCACAGCTGTCCCGCCCTGATAGCTTTCTGCCTGAGTCCTCAGATTGGTGGCCGTGGACTGAACCACGGTGGCGTTGAGATTGGCGGCGGTGGCTTGGGCTACCGTCACCGTGCCGCTAACGGGCTGGGTGGCTGGGAAATTGGAAACAGATACGGAGCCATCGACTGTTACAGATCCTCCGTTGTCAGTTATGGCAACGGGCTGGTTGATCGTAACGCCATTGGCCAGATCCGCCCGAATGTCATCCACATCTGCCTTGATCAGGGCAATGTCGGCCTGTTGGGTGGAGGCTAACGCCTCCAGCCCGTCAACATTGAGGTTGATCGAGTCGGCGTTTAGTTCAACTTCCCCGATTGAATTATAGATTTCTTTGATGCTAGGCATAAATTATCTCCAAGCCTTACAACTCCAGTACGAAGCTGAGAACGGGTCTTTCCTTTCGGAGCAGTTATGACGAGCCATGAAGCTCGCCTTTCTGGATGGGATGTTCTTCTTAATGCTCATCTTTGGATCTCCAAACCTGACGATCCGCTCATCGCCTCCCTTGCAGGCCTTGACCACAAACTTCTTCGGGCCATCGGGAGTCCTTTGCGGATTGTTACAGGACATCTTGGATTTATCTACCATCCCCAAATCTCCTTAACTCTGGACTTGGAATACTTCCGGCTCTTGAGAGTCCCTTTCTCCTCGGCTGTCCGGTAGAAGCGTTTGGCTCCCTCCTCGGATGAGTCAGGATTGGCGGCGGCTCTGGGGATGTAAGGGGCGGATGGAAGGCGTTTAAGGCCTTTCAATCCGTCCCTCTGATCCACAGAGACAAGCTCTTGGACGATCTCCCCGTTGCGATTTTCGTATAGATAGATCGGCATGGGGAGAACGGCCTGCTTAGGCCTCCTCGGAGTCGTATTCCTCGGCCATCTTGCGGACGGACTCCTCGCTCACATCCTCTTTTTCGGAGGGCATGAACTCGGCTTCCTCAACCTCAATCTTGGCCATTTCGCCTTCGATGGAGACAAGTCTTCCCTTCATCTCCACCATGTCGCCCTGAGCCGCCCCTTCGGGAAGCTCGGACACGGGTATCTCCAAGGATAAGCCGGAGGCTTTCGCCTCTGGCTCGGAAGGGGAACCCTGAACTTCTTCAGGGCTCCCCTTCGTTGCCTTGGGAGCCATCATAATGATGAGTCCCTTGTCCATTCGATTTAGGCGAAGCGGGACTTCGACTTGATCACAACGGCACGTTTGCTGTTCAGCAACTTGGCCGCATAGAACGCCTTGTAACCAGCCGAGATGGTCTGGTTCAGGATGTCGCTCTTGTCGGCTCCGGTGTGGACGTACATCTTCGGGGAGAAGGGGCTGTCGCCAGCGATCTTCACCACGCCGAAGGCGTTTGCGCCCAGCACCACCGTTGAATAGATGGAGCCAGCCGAATCATACGTTCCGGCAGTCGTGCCTTCGATGAATGGGTTATGATGCTCCAGAATCCGCACCCCGTAGAACGAGCCCAACTCCCCTTTGTACAGGGAGCCGACCTTGCTCTCAGGATTGCGATAAACGGTATTCAGGAAGTCGGTGTCCCGAAGCAGGTCACGGGAGACCTGCGGGGGAACCAACGCCGTGAACTGGCCGTTCAGCGGATTGGCCTTGTTCGCCTTGAGGGCGGTAACGGCATCCAACAGATCCTCGGCATCGAGATAGGCGGAAGCCGCCGCAGTCGAGCTAAGGGTGGCGAAGGACGCAATGCCTTGGCCATAGCGTTTGTCGGTTGCGTTGCCAGCAACGTCCGTTCCGGTGACAAGCTGATCACGGGACAGGTCATCGGCCTTGAGGGCCGCTTCCTCTCCGAGAGTCGCAGTCGCTTCCTTCAGCACATCGACCAAGCTGGTCTGGCTGAGGATATCGCTGATCTTGACGGCTTCGCCGTATTGGGTCAGCGACACGGAAACGCTGTTCAGACCAACCTCACGGAAGGTGTTGATGGGCGTTCCCTCGGTCAGGGATTGCACGTTGGAACTGGCCGGAACGGTGTCGAACTGGAAGAACTTAATAGAGGCGGAGCCAATGTTCTTGGGCAGGTCAACCTGTTGGGCGAGTTCGTTTAGTTTGAGGGTGTTTTTGATGCGATCAACCAACTGCTTGCTCAGAAAAGCCTGATAGTAGCTTCCCAGAGTGGCGGGGTTGGAGCGGGACATAAGTGCCATAGAATTATTCTCCTACGAGAACCCCAAACCTGTCGGCATCGCTGGCGTTCCTGCGAAGGAACTCCTCCTGCTCCTGATAGCTCATTTCCTCAAAGCTCTTTCGCTTTGCGGGGGCTTGGCTACCAGATGCGGACAGCGATGTTTTTTTCCGAAGATCGGTGTTCTCTTTTTTCAGGGATTCGACTTCCTTACGCAATGCTTCCGAAGCCTCTGCGGCCTGTTGCATCTTGGCGATCTGGGTTGCATAGATGAACCCGTTGGGCGTGGAGTTGATGAGGGTTTTAAGCTCCTCGTCCTCGCTCCGCAGAATGGAAACCACCCGCTTACCCAAGTCAGATTGCTCGTCCTTGAGGTCTGGGTTTTCCGAGATCATGCGGTTGACGCTGGAAGACCAGCGTTCATTGAACTCCCGCTTGGTTCTCTCCGCCCTTTCCGCATTCTGCTTCTGCCTCTGCTCCAAAAGATCGGCCTGCTGACGGGCGGCTTTGGCTAGGTCATCCCTGCCTTCCTCCTCCCAGCTACGGGCGAACTTGCGAAGCTCCTCCGGCTTGGCCGGAGCGGTTGGATCGGAAGCCTTCTCGGCCTCCTCCTTCATCTTCTGAAGCTCGGCCTGCAAAGCCCTGACTTGAGCCTTTTCGGCATCCAGCTTCTTCCAGCTTTCGGCCAGCCTCGCCTCTTCCTTGGCCCTCTTGGAATCCTTTTTAGAATCCTCAGCCTTGGGCTCCTCCTTTTCGGAGGCCTCGGAGGCATTGCGCTTGTCGTCTTTTTCCTGAATCGTTTCGGCTTTGGGGGCGGATTCATCCGAATCCTTGTTCTCCACCTCGGCCTTTTCGGGTTGTTTGGAATCATCCTTGGTCGGCTGGTCAGGCGTTGGGCCAGCTTCGGGATTCGCCTTGGCGGAAGGCTTGTAGGGGATGCCATCGGCTTGCGCCGCAAGCTCCCTGATCATGTCTTCCGTCACTTCAACTTCTGGAGAGGCTTGTGGCTCCACAGCCGCCGCCTCTTTGATTGATTCACTCATAATTGGTTTGTCAGGTATCCTTCCTGCTCTGGTTTAGGGCCGTAGTGATTCAAGAAGTTCGGCAACGGCCCCAGCCTCCGAACCCTCGGTTTGATCCTCAATTTCGGTGTTTGTGAGGTACTCAAGGATCACAAGTGCCTCACGAAATCCGACTGCCTTTCCGGCCTCCAAGCGGCCTCCCCCTGCGAATACTGCCTGCGTGTCTTTTCTGGTGGCGCAGTTTTGCAGAGCGAGAAGAAGCCTCTTGCCGGAGGGCGTTGAAAAGAACTGCTTGGCCGCACCCTGATCCTCTGGAGCCCAGATGGATTCGACATGGCCTAGCTCTCTAAAGAGCCGTATGACTAATTTAAGTTTGGTCAACATATATTAGTTAGGCTTATTAGACGGGTTCCGCAAGAGGCACAGATTGGGTGGTGGTGGTTCCGCTTCCAGCGGGAGGCTGAGGCTGATTCTGCATCTGGCCTTGGGCCTGAGCCTGCATGGCCTGAGCCTGTTGCTTCAACATGGCTCGAATCTGCCTCTCGGCGTTCTTGTCGGTTTGACCGAGGGCTTGAAGGTGTTGCTCCAAGTGCTGACCATAAAGTTGCTGGGACTGGGGAGAACCGCCTCCCATCTGGGAAAGCATCTGCACCCGCTGAAGGAGAACTTGGAGATGGGCCTTGTGATCATCGGAGGGCCGGACTTGGGCGGGGAATCCAGATTCAATGATCAGATTCTCGGAAGCCTGATCCTCCGCCTGATCCATTGCTTTCTGGTTTGGATCACGCAGGAGCTTGTTGATCAGGGTCGGGTCATCAATCTCCAGAACGGATCGAACCAAGGCTGGCTGATCCACGAAAGGATTGTTGGCAAAGCCCTGAAGACGGGCGAAGGCTTTCTGGTACTGGACGGCCTTGTTGATGCCATCGGCGGAGCCGGAAGGATGAATTGCATAGGCCTGTTCCAAGGCTTCCGGCGGAACTTCCCCGAATGTCTCCTGAAAGGAATAGCTCAGGTTCTTTTTGCCAAACTGGCAAAGAACGGAGTAGGCCTGACGGAAAACATAACCAAGGGAGATGCGGAAGATGCGAGCCCGAAGATCGGTGCTTTGGCCCATGAGGGCTCCGATCTGGGAAACCTCCGTGGCAGTACGGGCATTCTTGGTATTGCCCTGCTGGGCCAAGCCGAAGTCCGGCATGGAGGTGAGATATTCCGAGATCATACGCTGATTGATCATCTCCTGATCAAAGCTGATCGGGGGCTGGGGCATGGTGACGGGCTGAACGCCAACCGGAAGGATTGTGGCGGGGCCGAACTTCAAGTTGTTCGTGTTGGGGATATCCTGCTCACAGCGGAACAAAGGCCGATTATACAAAGTCATCGCATCGGCTTTTTCGTTCATCAGCTTGCACATATACGCCTCAAACGGAGCCACGATCTCGCAAATGCCTCGGCTGGAATAAACGCCCTTGTCCTTGATCTCCATGACAAACGGGACAAAGGGCAACTGGCCGTGGGTGTAGGGAAGCTCAAACGTGGGGCGGATATCCTCGTTGGGGGCAACCGGACTGAACGTATGCACGAAAATCTTTCCGTCCTCGGTGCGCTCATAGACTTCCCAGACAATGATCTGGTTGTCCTCGCTTCCAACGGTGATGCCCTCACGGCGGAGCTTGGTATCCTCAAGCGAGGAGAACTTGGTTCCCTCGTTGGTACGGCCCTTGATTCGGTTGATGAAATCCTCGTCCTGATTATAGAGCTTGTTGGACTTGTACTGGTTGACCGACATCGGGATCACATGGCAGAGGCGGTCACAGGATTTGATATCACGGGTGTAATACGGAACGATGGCATAGACTGGATCAACCGAATCAAACCGGAGTCCATTGGCATCCTCGTCCCAAGAAATCTTTAGGAGATTCATCCCGCTCATCAGCATATTGTCAATCGTGGTCAGGATCTCCGTTTCAAAATTGGAGTTCTGTTTGATCTGATAATCAAAGAATCTGGAAACGGCCTGCGTGACTCCCTCGTTCTGGCCCTTGACTGGGATGAACGTGGCAATCACCTCATTGGAAAAAACCTGCTGATAATAAAAAGGCTTGAGCTTCCCGATGATGGAATCAGCCAGCGGATAATGCAGGTCGGCCTGCCAAGGCAGTTTCTTTTTCCGGCGAAGGCCGTTATGGCGCATCTCATACCAAATCCTCTGCCGTTCCTCCCAGCCAGTTCTGGCCCGAAGATCATCCAATAAGGACGAATAAAGCTCTTCCCGATCCTTCATTTCTTTAGCTGGTACTCCAGATCATTGACCGTGTTGAGGGCTTCCCAAGCCCAGCGTTTGACGGAAGGGTTAGAATCCTTGACTTCCTTGTATTCGGGAATGCTCATCAGTCTTTCCACATTCCCGTCAGTTCTTGGAACCGGAATCGTTGTCGTGGCGCATCCACCAAGGCTGAGGAGCGAGATCGGTATTGATAGCTTCCCGATTTCTTTCCCAATCCGAACGAGCCCTGTTAATCTCACGTTGCTTCTGGTCGGGGATCAAACCAAGGAGCCTCGCTATAATCTGCAATATGGCGGACAGAATGCCCACTTAGTCGATCTTGAGGCCCACGCCCTTGAGAAAGTTGACGATCTTTTCCACCACCACGTTGTCCGTGTTGGTCGGGGTTAATTTCACAATGATGCGGGCCGCAAGGACAACTCCGCCCACAGCCGCCACCACTTCCGTCCAGTTTTGAGTCAGCCAATTCCAGATTTGCATTTATGTTTTTAACCTCCGCAGTCGAAGCCGGATATCGAGGAAGCCTCTCCAGAAGATTCCTGAATCTCGCTCAACCAATCCAAGCCCGTACTGCCGGAGTCAAAGCTGGCAAGCCCCAAATCATTTCTGACGCAACACACCCCGCAAACCGCATCCCCACGATCCGGCGAAGTCACCCCCCTGCGCTTCATCTCATCCTTGGACTCCAGCCCCATCTTTCCGGCTGACGTGATCTTGGCCTTGCGGGAACAAAGCTGGGCATCCAGCAACTCATCACTTGGGAGTATCAGTTCAGCCCTCTCAATCTGCCTTGCCGTCTCCCACCAGATTTCAGAACCCCGATTGACATAGCGATCCGAGTGAGGCCTGCCCCCAAAGTTCAGCCTTTTGACAGGCCAGCCCATTTCCCTCATCCGGTCATTCATTGGCTTACCCAGCCCCCCATCATCAGCCCAGACATCAGAAGGCTTCAGGTTGGCCTTCTTTAGCTCATAAATGGCCCTAGAAACGCTTTTCATCGTATCCGAGTCCTTCCACCCTATCACGGCTTCTAACACGTTACCACGCCTAATGGCGATCACGCTCTCGTCACCGCCTCCGGCCCAGTCGATGAAAGCTACCGGAAGGCCTTCCTCTTTCTTGGGGGGATTCTCTCGGCAGAACCTTAGCTTGGAATGGGTGAAGGGGGAGATCCCATCGTCCTCTCCCATGAACTCGCTGAATATCATGCTTCTGATAAAGGGGTTATCTCGGCCCTCCTTCTTGATCTGCATATCAATCCAGTCTTTCGGGATATGGGGGCAGTCATAGGCAGTCACAGAGTATTGTTTCCAGAACTCCCTCTTGCTTAGGAAGCATTGGGCAAATTCCCCGTCCATGCCTCCGGTACTGCTCATGGCCAGCCAGCTAAAGGGCTGACAGCGTTCAGCGGCCCTCCAGATGTCGTGGGGGATGGACTTGGCTTCATCAAAGATCATCAGGAGCCTGTCGTTGTGCCAGCCCTCAAACCTATTGGGTTCGTCAGTAGAGAAACCGATGGCCTTAGATCCGTTGGGGGCGGTCAGGTCAGTAGCGTTGAGAGTCCAGCCAACCAGCCTGTCCCGCCATCCGGCGAGCCTCTGCCAAAGCTGTTCCTTGACCTGACGATAGACCCCTGCCGTGGTGACGACTTGGCTCTTGGGATAGACGGCGCACCACCAAAGAACCAGAGGGGCCGCTAGGCAGGAGGTTTTGCCTGAGCCGTTGGCGGCTTTGAGTGCGACTCGGTTTCCGAGGGCCACGTCCAAGAAGACCTTCGCCTGCCAAGGATGGAGGTCGATGCCAAGCATTTTGGAGAAGCCCAGCGGCGTTGCTAAGAGTTGGTCTGGAGTGGGGTTTTTGGGAAGCTGGTCGGGAGTGGCGAGAGGCATGAGGCGTTGTTAAGGGTTGGATTTTTCTAAATTTTTATTCGGACTGATTTTTATAATTTTTTCTGAAAGGGGGGCTTATATTTAGGGTGTGGGTGGGGTGGGGGGTATGCCGGTAGGGTCTGGCTTGGGATACTTTCTCGGCCTTCCTCTCTTTCTCTTAACGACTTGCAAACTTTCAAAAGAGGCTTCCTTCTGTTCTGGCTGGCTAATCTCCTCTGAAGAAATGGGGATCGGTTCTGGTTTAGGTGGTTCCAATAATTCAGTTGAATTATGGACTAACAGAGACGGACTAGGGTTAGTGTTGGTGTTCTGTTCGATGGCTGGACTAACTTCAACGACTTCCGCTTGCTTCATCTCCCCGCCGAGCATCCCGCTCCATCCCTGCATCAGCTTCCCTAGGGCATCATTCCCAAGGGCTAGGACATTCAGAGTAGAGCCTGCCTTGCCTTGATCAGTATAAGCAGGGGCGAACTCTTGCTTAGCTCGCCTCTCAAGAAGCCACTGAGACGGCTTTTCTGACATCTTGGAATGTCTCTCGATGTTCCCAACATGATTCTGAACGAACTTTCCGTGAGCTTCCTCAAGCATCTCCCCCATCTCTGGATGTTCCGCCAGCCATCCCTTCGCCGTACCAAAAGGAATCCCACAAAGCGGGGAAGCATACCGCAAGGGAATCCCCCTTAGAACATGCTTACAAATCTCCCTCACCTTTTTGATCGAATACTTGGACTTCCTTCCCGCCTCTCCCTTTGCCTCTTCTCTAATTGTTTCTGGGCTGAGATTCACCAAGGAATCCCCTTAACTCCATCCCTTATCTTTGCAATCATCTAAAAAGCCTTGACACCTACTTTTCTGGAGGGTACTTACTGCGTAAGGCTTTTTTCTTTTTGTGAATTTTCTTTTTTGGGTTGGTAAGTCTCGTCAGTCCGTCAAAGCCTAGATTATTCAAAGCAATCGAGGGACAAGGGACAGCCAGCCAGTCAAAGCCCGACCCCCGACCAAGCCTTTCCCTAATCCATTCCCCTTTTTTATTCTTTCTTAATTTGAGAAAGCCCGTCAGTCTTTCCCAAGCCTTTTCCCCTCTCAAATCTCTTTTCTTTCATTAAGAATATCTAATAAGCACGAACTGAGTTTCTAATATCGTTCCAGTTGCTATTGACCCTGCTAGTTACATATGGTAACAACAAAACATGAACAAGAACCCAAGTAAGTTTATTAATGACGAACTCGGAAGACTGGCCTTCAAGCCTAGTCGGGAATGGATTCTCTCCCTTAATGTCGGAAGCCTTGCCCCCGATTGCTTCAACCGCCTTCGGGAAGTTAAGGAAATCTCTTTCCGAGGAGAGGACTCCCAAGGCAAAGCTTTTGCTGGGGTTTTCCTTGCTTGGGGAGACAACTCCACCATGTCCAATTCCTACAAGGAAGGCGAAGTAGTCCGAGGTTTGGGGCTTTCTCAGATTCTTTCCTCGGCTGAATGCGATCAACTAGAAGCAAGGCTCCCCCTCATGGATTCCTTGCCCTGCAACATCTAATAAGCAAACATGATTACCCTTCTTCAATCCTTCGCCCAGAGCCTCCCCCAAGGCTCCGACCTNNCCAAAAGGAGAACCCAACCAATGAACACGACCCAAAAGATAGTAAACATCGGGATAGTTGACATCGGAAGCCCCAAGGGGGCGGAACTATTCTGTAAAATTGAACTAACTGAAGGCAGGCTCTCAATATCGGGAGTTGAGGGGCCGACCCAAAGCGGGAACTGCCGAGGAAGTTGCGGTCAGATTAATATGCACCCTTGGAAAATTAAAACTTACCGGAAAGGCTGGACTCCCAACCTAGTGAGAAAGTTTCGGGATGTCTGGAAGCGTTGGCATCTTAACGACATGAAGGCCGGAAGCCCCAAGCAACAGGAAGCCATTGAAGAATGGCCAGCCCAAGGCAATAAATACGAATATAAGGCGGTTTGCCAAATGCTTGAGGAGAGAGGCCTCCTTGTGGATGAATCATTCATTCACGAAGGCAAGCCCTACAAATACGGAACCGCTTGGCTTAAGGAGGAGCTTCCCGATTCAGTTGCCTCCTTCTTGGCCAGCCTTCCAGATGCAGAGAAGAAACCCGCTTGGGTGTGATGTGTCTAATAAGACCATAAAAGCCCATATAAGCCAAATTAAACAGTTTAATTGCTAACCCAGAAAGGAACCCAGACCCATGACAACAAGAGAAGCAATCAGAGAGACGGCCTCCTTCTTCATCGAGAAGGGGGAGAACCCAAGCGAAACAGACATACGCCTAACCCTTAACGACCTAGTGACAGACCACGACTACGCCCAAAGCTGGGCGGTGGCTCAAGTTAAGGCGAGGCTTCGCAAGGTTGCGGAGGCGGTGCGATGACCAAATTCTCCCACCCAACCCCGCCCGACTTCACCTTGTCTTCGGGGCTAGTCATCACCCACTACAAGGAACAAACCCCAAACGGAATCAGACTGAGGGCGGAACCCTTGGAAACTATCCGCC